AGGGAAGCCACTGAGCTTCCACTGCTGAGAAGCTCCCAGTGCCCTAAGTACACTTACTGTGTCGTACCCCATTGCTTTTACCTCCACCTACTGCACAATCGCCTTGTTCAAACCGCGCTGAATCGCATCAGGAATCCGCTTGTTGATCTCTTCTTGCATGATGTCAGCAATATCGTCACTAAAATGCCGAGCTTCTATACCCTGATACACAGACCGTGCCCCTACTAGGTCTCCTCCACGTTCTGACTCCCCTGAGCTTAGCACGTGCGGTGTCGTACGAGCACGATATTCTGGCAAGAACATCATCATGGGTTTAGTTCTGGCCTCAATGACATGAGGAGCTACCCCTTGATCTACAAAGGTGTATATCTCTGCCGTAGTATACCCCTTGTCTGCGACTTGTTCGCCATTCTCGACTACACCCACGGTAATGCGTACATCGTTACTCACAGATGCACTCTGAGAACCTGCAGGCTGACTCTGCAAACCAAGTTTAGAAGCAAACTGTGGTTGAAAGGACCATCCTGCTGTTGTCTTCTTATAAAGGTCCACAGCCTCTTGTGCTATTGCTGCCAGCTCACGTAGTATCTCCTGGCGAACTGCGTCCGGTACGATCATCCTAGGCAAAATCGTCCTGCCAGCCAGTTGCGTACCAAAAGGCAAATTGCCCATACACACAAAACTACCGCTGGCTTCAGAAGTGCTACGAGTGAAGACAACGTTATCACCGCTCTGATGAAGTGTCATCTAGAGTTTCCTCCGAGCGATCAGCGCCTGCACAGCATCAAACGACTGCCGTAGGTCAGCAGTGCTGCGCACGATACGTTCTACTACTTCCGTCCCTGGTTCGTTCATCTCACCCACTGTATCCAGGAAACTCTCGGGGGCATCGCCTGCAGACACAGCTATCTGCAGTGCTTGCTGCGGCGTGATCTCGCCTGAGTTTACCCGCAGCGCCCGCTCTCGCGCACGAGCATGGGCGAGTTCTACTCGGATTCTCTCAGCCCCCGACTCGGTCGACGTAAACTGGAACGTAACTGTCTCCGGCAGCACAAAGTAGTTCAGGTTGTACTCAAACAACTGGACAATGAGTCCAGGCCCCTTACCACGAGCGCTGTCTGACATCTGCTCAACCTGCGATGCCGTGCCCAGGTTCCCACCAGGAAGTGGAGCGAACTCGCTGTAGTGCGTGCCAAAGCCCAAGGCCAGGGCTGAAATGTACCACTTAAAGGTTGTGTCCTCATCGTAGCCATCAGGCAGCCCTGCTAGTTCGATCAGTTTGGCATCTACAGGCATGCCTGCGTCGTTCGAGGAAAGGATCACAGGGCCTGTATAAAGCGAGCGTCCTTCCTGCTCCTGCTCCTGAACCATCGCGTTCGTGATGGCCTCCTTGACGATACCACGGCGAATGCCCTGCACGAACAGCATACCAGGGACGCGCTTGCCAGAAAGTTTCTGCCGCTTGTAGACCCCAATGTCACGGAGAATCTGTGCAGCTCGCAGAACGCGAGAGACGGCGCAGTAGCCCCAACCTCGCAACTCCTGCTGCGGCGTAGGCATGTCCGCGATAGGCCGCACGCTGAACCAGGGCAGATCATGTACAGTACCACGCTGATCCTCGTATTGGACCGGTATCAAGGGATTTCCGGTATGACGGCAGCGAGCTGAATCAAGATGCCCAATAGCTGCGGGTATACTAGTGCTCGATGCTCCAGGCCGCCGCCCCAGTTCCATAAAGCCGCCATTGTCCGTGGTGAAGATGTCCTGCATCATCTTCATAAGGAAGTAGACCCATCCGCTTCCCAGGTCTGCAGACTGCAAGATTGTGTTGGAATAGTTCACAGAGCGAGCAGGACCCGTCATCTTGTAATCGAGCGCGCACAGCTTGGCGCACATTGAGAATACGGCCCCCGCCAGCATAGGCTCTTCCTTCCACAACTGCCTAAGCTTGAGGTCTCTTGCCTTGCTTGGCCAAGCGGGAACTGTGTCAGCCACAGAAGCAAAGTACATTACAATAGGATTTTCTGAGATCATCTGTGACATAATCTCAGGCTGTGGATTCTGTACACTGATGGATAGTAGTTTTTCGGGATCAGTAATTGCCATCAAGCTACTCCGCTAACGGTGCCGCCTGCCGATGCTAGGATTTCCCCACATACGCAGGTATTGAGCAGCAATGTTGGGCATCGCCCGTGGAACGTCGATACTCTCTGCATACACCTCTTCCCGCTCCTGCTCTACAGTTACGATCTGATGGGCCGTGTCGAAAAACCGAAGCGGTTCCCCAGGAGTTTTCTCTCCCCAAATCTCTTCACGATCTTTGGGCCATACACCGTAGCGCATCGCATCGGATGCATTGTCCTCTTTCTTCAGCGCCTGCTGTGTCTTAGGGCTCCGCGAGTACGCAGGTAGCTCTCTCAAAGAGAACTCACAGCGCGGATGGAAGATCAGATGCGCTTCGCCCTTACCGTTCTGTATCCAAGATGCTGTGCGCTTGATACCCTCGACTACATCGTGCGTGGCAGATACTGTGTCGATGTCCATCTGCCACAGACGAGAGCGCAGTTCTGCGGCGCTAGAGTCTACGTAGGCAATAGTTGGGTGCGCTGGACACTTCTCCAACGCCCGCTTGATTGAGACCTCTGCCAGCTCACCAACTACGACATACTCATCAAACACGTGCAGATTAGGTGGAATTACCTGTGCCATTAGAATAACACGAGGGTGGCCTTCTGTAAAGCCATCATCCACCCACCACTCAATTGGCACTCCTCCCCTATACTCCGCCTGCTGAGAGACGTTGGGACCTCCAGGTGTAGGATCGAACATGTCCCACACAGCGCCTTCCAATGTAACGAAGGCACCCTCAAGCTCCTGCTCACGTAGTTTGCCCGAGTATAGACCGCTCTGTGCGGCATAGTAGAATGGATCGAGATTCTTCTTGTTGTCCTCCGTCCTACCATGGAAGTATTCAACAACCGGTCCCTTATAGCCTAACTCACGAAGGAGAGTCAGCGCTTTATCATCAAACAGCTTGCGATAGAACACGTCGTATAGCCAGTGACTGATACCGTTCGGCGTCGTTGTCACCCACAACTGCGGGTTCTGCCCGATACGAATACGACCTAGCAGGATGTTGAAAGCATCGCGGGTTTGCTTGCGACCACCTTCGTCAAACCAGCACCAATTGACGTTGGGACCTGCCCAACTCCTTTCGTCCTCAATACCACCGTAGTAGACGATAACTTCCTTGCCACTGATGTTGAAAGTAAGGAACTTCTTCTGTGTGTAGGGATGATCCAGGTTGGCATTGGTACAGCGGCCCATGGGAGCCCACTTTAGAAACTCAGGCCATGTCGACTTGGCAAACTGTGGGAAGTCCGGTGCAACGATAATGCCGTCTTCCTTGTCCTGTATTTTCCTTACTGCTTTTACAGCACCTCCCGCTGTTTTTCCACTTCCAACGCCGCCAATATAACCTACAACACGAGCTTGGCTCAGCAGGAAATCAGCCTGTGCTTGGTTCTCAGAAGCGTCAAAAACTTTCGGCATTAACGTCTGATCCGATGGCGACGAGAGGTGCCTCTAAAGGACCATAAGTGGTTCGGGTCTGTCACACTGCTACTACCACCCTCAAAGTTACCAGCTATCTCCAAATAAACTTTAGTAGGATAAGTTTCATCAATAGTGAGTGATGGAGAAGCCATCGAGCACATCCACAGATCGTTGCTTCCAATCTGCAGATTATGGTAATCTCGCTCGTTGAGAAAGAATAAGCGTGTCCACGCAGCCTTCTCGACAGCAGCTACGTTTAGATCGCCATGGACTAACGCCCCAGCGCCGCTATCACGAGCAAAGTCAGCAATGTCTCCGTAGTATGACCCGATAGTGAAGTCATTGAAGAAGTTTAAAGTCTGCACGTCGGTGGCTACAAAGGTTCCTCGGACGACGTGCATGTCTGCATCGTATTTGGCATAGTCCCAGGCAGTAAGCAACTGGCACGAGTGAATGGTAACAGTATCCACTGTAGCGTCCACACCAATAGCTGTTGTATCGAAGGCGCAGCAACTTCTGGTCAGACGGAAGCCACCACTAATTGCATAGTTGTTGCTGCTCAAGCCATAGTTCACCGCAAACCAATCATTCGCCTGAGTAGCATTGCGAACTATAGCCCAGGAAGTAGATGGCGTAGACCGCCCATTTCCATAGCCCTTACCTGTCAATTCGTCGCCCGTAAAGATCATAGCATCTATAGCCAGCGGCCAAACTACAGTACCGAGAGACGTCTTCGTTGTAGAGTACTTAGTATAGAGAAGCTTCCCGCCTACTATCTCCAACCTGTGCTCTACCCCGCCTACCCCTGTGCAATTGGCATCTTCGACTAACGGTGTGCCAATTGCAAAAACGTACTCCTTCGTTGCTTCGTCAATAAAGATATAGCGCCCGCCCTGCTCAGGAACATAGATCGTACCATTGAGCTTGTTCCGTACTGCTAGACCACAAAGTTCAATCGCCTCAACGATGACGAAGGACGTACACTTTGGAATAAAACACCAAGACATAGCAGTTTCAGACCCAGGCAGTGTTGCTATCTTTACGCTGGGCGTAATCTGGTGCTCGATCCTCCTGTTGGTAGCAACAGTGCTGAAAGCCGCTCCCGTAGGATCACTGACAACTTCTATTCCACTGAGTTTGATACTCTGCAAGCCAAACCGTGCTGTCTGCTCACTCCTCCTTTGTAGAGTAAACAGCCGATCAAGCTTACCGCTCTTAGAAAAGATAATCGGCAGGTCAATCCTACGCACAGCATAGTTGACGTCTTCAGACGCAAAGATCAGATCAGGATCACGAAAGTTGCCGTTCTCGTCTCTATAGAACTGCGAGCCTACATAAGTGCGAAGAATATCCTGTTTGGTCTTATTGTCACGGAACAGCGCCGTCCGCCTTGTACGAGCGGATAGTACCTCCGTCAGGTCATTGGAGGGCTCTAAGATGCTCACGAAATCAGCTCCCTACCCAAGATACACCGTCACCGTTCGTAGCTGCATCAATATAGACAGCAGACACATTGCTTACTTCTACAAAAATCAGCTCCCCTGCAGCTAGAATGAACCCGTTGGCGTTATCCACACCTGAGTTTCCTACAAAGATACTGCCTACGTTGCCACTCTTGGCCTTAATTGTCACACCGGCCAGCAATAGCTGAGCACTGCCAAGCACTTCGGCAGTACCAGCAGCTGCCACATCGTTCTGACCACTGTAGACAGCTGCTGGCAGTACGACTTCCTGCACTGCTGTCTTTAAGTTTCCAGCAGCAGTTAGGGCAGCAGGTAACTGACCGGAAATGTCTGCACCGCCGCCGATCTCTTCTGGATTGACTACCCGTACTGACAATGCTACTGCGCCCTGTGTTTTCCCCGGCTTCCAAGATGCCACTGTGTGCCTCCGTTTATGGCCCCCAACTGATCTCTACTCGTCCATCTGGTAACAACTTCAGAAACAGTTTCAGCTCGGTCGTCACTGACGTAGGCGTCGGTAGAGCGGTTATTGTTGCGGTTGGAACCCGCGTAGCCGTCGTTGTTACCGTAATCGTAGGCGTAGACGTCGGCGTAGGTCCTGTCTGCTGAATCAGCTCAAAGCGATGAACATACTCATCACCATCACCAGCGCTGCGCACAGCCAGCCCCAAAGACGGATCGACGTTTGGTATGTCCAACGTCAGGTCAGTCCACCCACGATCTGCCTTATAGATGATTCGCCAGTGCTCCCGACCCGCTTTGTCATACCAGAATACCTCTAACGTGTCGGTGCCATAGTCCAGGTAGATCAACCGAACAGCATAAGGGCCTGAATGCAAAGCCAACCACTCTGACGATACAGCGAAAAGAATCTCGGGAGTGTCCGGAAAGAGGGTCCTTCTGCTCTGACGACCATAGTCGGAGCTACGCCCCACTACAGGTAGGTCCTTCTCCCACACACGTGGGGCGTAAGACACTCGACAAAGACCTTGAGACCAATCACCTGTCTTGCCCGACACTCCCTGAGTTCCCCAAAACACTGGCTCGTATTCGAGATCACGTAGGACGGTCCACACTGAAGGCAGTTTTGTTATATCGCCTGTAAGGTGGGAGTTCGCCCATCTGATGAGCTCTGGTTTCAGTCGATAGAACCAATCCGAGTGCAGTGTTAAGAGAGACGGATTAACATCGAGGCCTTCGTACAGAGCCCACAGGCCCCACTCATTATCCCCAATCGAATGCGCAGTTTCCAGCCAAATAGAGGTCTGCCCTGTGTACTGCTTGATCATATCCATCGAACCAATATAGCCACCGTAGCCCTGGTAGCTGTCGATGTCAGGCGACATGCCGCTGTGCTTCATGCCGTGCCGTACAGGGTCTGCCATTACCAACTCGGCCCACTTGCCACGTGCCATTCCACCTGGAGCCATGTTCATATAGGTCACAGTGTTAGGGAAAGCGGCGGCATAAGCCAACGTCACAGAGGGGATATGGTTGTTGCCAAAGCGATACTCTACGCCTGCGGCCTGGGTTCCCAGAAGCGCGTACCAATCCACACCCAGCCAAGACTTGACGATCTGTGTCTCTCCGTCCAGCCCCATGCCCATAACGATGGCAGTGATCCGCTGGTCATTTGCATAGTGCTGACCAAAGGCCGTGATCATCTTGAGGTAGCGATCCCGCCACAGATAACTGTCGTAGGCAGGGATCACAGCGGTCAGACTGCCCTGCTTGAGCGCATGGCCAACTTTCTTCCCGCCTATCACAGGCCGAGGATTATCGGGGTAAGCTTTGTCCATCTCCTGATAGACCCACTGAGGCGTGCAGTCGGTGAAGACAGTGCTACCAGATTCGGAGGAGGAGAGGCTAGGGATAATAAAAATGGTGGTAGGCTTGGGGACTTCTTCGCCTGACAGAAGTGTGACTTTTAGATCACGCTCCTCGTCAAGTGCCTGGTCGATCACGCCCCAGTTAAAGCCGTTGTAGGCTGGGTTGATCTGATCCCACCGGAAAAACTTGACGGCACCGACTGGTCCGAGCTCTGGCATGAGCTTCTGAAAGTCAGTGCCGTGATCAAAAAGCTTGTAGAGTATTGGAACCGGAGTTCGCACAGGCCCCTGTGCGCGAACTTCTATAGCAAACGAAAGGCCCAGGATGATGACTATGATGTAGAGAAAGACTCTCTTTAGCATCTAAATCTCCGAGGTGCCTGGGGACTATGGCGGCGAATAGCCCCAGGCACTCGGTGAAGGGAGGAGGGAGTAGTTATATTTATGGCCGTCGAATATCAATCAGAGCGTGAGCGAACGCTAAGAGCAGAAGGTCTTGAATCTTTGCCCCCTTGTCGTGCTCGGGCAGAAGCGCACGCATGTGCTCCCCCCAGTCACAAAGCAGGCCGACTAGCAGCTTAGATAGGATTACTTCCACTTGTAGCCCTTAGTGGCAATGACGTTCTTCACGTATTCATACACACCACTTGCCAGTAGTGACGCGAAGAGGGCATTCAGCAGTGCGTCGCCCGCCGTGTAGGTCTCGTTACGCAGAGACATCGTGATGGCCAACCCAATGCCAAACGTTGCCAGGTTAGTCAGCATGTCCTGAACTTCAACTGCGTTTGCATCACCTACGGGAACCGTCCGCTCGGCAATCTGTTCGACTAGCCAGACGATGAGTCCTTTGAACGCAAGCACCAGCCGTTTGCCAAACATCTGCATGATAATGACCAGCACGATGCTCAGGAACTGAAACTGGCGAAGCGTAGCGACCGTGACCTGTGAAAGATCATCAATTGAAAACATAAGCTATTCCTTTGGCTGATCTTCGTTTGGCTTCGTACCTGCAGGCATCAGGACCACAATCTGTTCTTGCATCCCAGTATTCTCGATCTCGATCTTGTCGTAGTGGACGTTGAGCACTTCAAGGCATAGCTTGATTGCAGGAATGTTGCCAGACTTAGCCTTGTGGTAGAGAGCCGTCAGCACTTCGGTCAGGTTCTGCCCAATCACAGCGCGAGCCAAGACATAGACTTCGGACCAAAATCCTGGCTCAAGCTCCCACTGAGCAAGCGTGTCCTCAGTGACACCCATGATCTTAGAAAACTGCGTCTTTGTTCGACAACCTATAGGGCGCAGCTTTTCGAGCATCCCAAGCCAGTCGATATACTTTCGCTGTTGCTCAGACCACGCAGACATATCACACCTGCCCTAGAATCTGCCCTCCAAGTTCTTCTCCATCATAGCAGGAAAGTTTGCTTATGTCAACAGGGGCAGAATCGCTACAGAATCCGGCGCAGAGGGCTGTCTAGCCTGGGCCGCGCAAGCGGTCCTAAAAGCTCCCTGATTTATCAGGGGGAGCAGTCACCCAATAGCTAACACACCGCCATGTTGCTCGACGAACTTTTGCTGATCCGCCAAAGTCCGAAAGGTTTGGAGCTCATCGCGAAAGTTCCCGAGGAAATCCGTGCGCTCCCAATCCTCACGATGCACAGCAAGCCAGGTACCGGTGTTCATGCCTGGCTGCCAGCCGAGATAGAGATCGGGGCCTTTCTTCTTAAGGACGCAAACGAGGGTGAGGTCTTCTTTGAAACGCAGAACGTCGCCTTTGACTAGCCCGTCAAAGGTGACAACCATAAAGGGGCAGACGCCGTTGTCCATCAACTTTGTGCCATCGCAGAGAGCACAGCCTCGGCCAAGTCCTTGGGGTCGATGACGTATACCGCACCTGTAGAACGGTCTACAAGATGTATCCCCCCCTGTACCGCGTCGACCCCTAGAACCAGAGACTTGCCACGCACGATCAGGCTTCCGAACACATCCAGCTTAGTTTGTCCCAGATGATCCAACTTTCGTACCTTGACCGAAGCTATGCTACTCTCCATCGACTGTCTCATAGATGAACCCAAACGCTTCGTGGTGCACACGACACCACAGCAGGCAGCCTCTACGTTCCTCGGACATAACACGGCCATGCAGCATCTGCCCGATGTCCGCCATCTTGGTCTGCACCCATTCTTTGGCCTGCAACGCAGTAGTAAAGTCTTTTTGCTCCATCTTCACCGCCGTCTCAACCGTCGCCTTGAACATTAACCCTCCTACATTTGAACTTAGTGCTAACTGCTTCCTGTTACGGCAGCTTGTGCTGTGGCAAGAATGTCCTGCATCACCTCGTAATAGTTTCTGGGATAGTAAATGCTGGGATCACGTATGTTGCTAGCTTCAGACACGATCTCTTCCAGCACTGCCCGAAGCCGATCAACCTCCATCACAAGCCGGAGCCCAGCATGACAGCGCCGAGCTCCGATCTCGCCCATAACGTCGGGGTACAAGTGCCCGCCTTCAAAGAGCCGACGCATCTCGTCCAGTTCTCTAGGTGTCAACATCTCACGCTCCCGCCCATTCAAACTCCCCACGTACTCACGCTGACCAGTCGTCCGTTATGCTTTGCCACACTTTGTCAGATGGGCTCTCACACTCTTCTAGCCATCCGCCATAATAGCCGTTGTTGCTATTGCGGAAGATGACCGTGCATACGCCGCGCACGGTCCGTAGCTCGAAACCATATGCGTAGTCCATTTCTTGCCGCGTTCTGTCGTCTTGGGGAATCGGCAGGTCAATCTCGTTTACTTCGATCACAACCTGGCCCAGCAATGCCTTTACGCCGATCACGTCGGCAAACCATGCTTCAGACAGATCACCAACGGCCTCATAGCAAAGCGCCCCAATGTCGGTTTCAAACAAGAGGAAGTACTGTTTGTCGGCATCTACCTTGATGTGGTCGATCCGCCGCCCTGCAAGCCTTCTAAGGCCTTTGTTGCACATAACCAAACCCCCTGGTCAGCTTAGGTACCGTCCCGCTGATGCGAAACTACATACAGGAACTCCTTATTTCTAAGATGGCTCACCCTCAGCGCGCAGTGTGAGGCTAGGGAATCGGACCCTAAGATGGGGCTGCACAACCCACCTCGCACCATGCACCTCACAGGAAGTGTCGCCGTGGGCCAGTCGAACGAAGGCGCTCCTCTCGTCCGGTTCCACGGCGACACTAGACGAAGCGATTTGGGGCATAGGCTACTCCCCGTAAAACCGAGTGTGCCGCTCGGAGTTGACCAATCAAGGGGGGCCGATGAAATGTTTCTGCTCTGTTCTGGGCGACGTACTCACATACTCACAACGGGTTGACTGCCAGCGAAAACGCAATCCTATTCTTTGTGATTTGTAGTTAGTCGTTACACACTATTCTATTTTATCTGTGGCCAGCACACCCCTCTGACATTCCCTCGGAATCGAACCGACCTACATGTAGTCCGCACCAGGCTGCGGGGGAATGGCTCCTTCAGCCTCCAATGCTGCGATTATACTCTGCGTCAAGATGTCGAGGAGGTCAATCGCTTTGAGATCAACCCCCTGCAGTTGCAGTTTCTGGTCCATGATCCTCAGTGCCAAGTCTCGCATTCCAGGATCGTGCAGAGCGAACATCACCACAGCCTGATGGCCGAAGGCTTTGACCACCTCCAACGCCAGGGGTCCTGGAAGCTCGGCAGGCACAATTGCCAGCAGGCGGCTATCAGCGACTGTTGAGACGCGCCTCGTGGCGCTTCGGACTGGCTGAGAGGCCGTCGTTGAACTGCTTTCGTTGTTGTTCATCTAGATGTCCCCAGCATATTGGGCTCCATGTCTCCCAGTAACACGTTCCATCATACCGCTCCTCCCAACGTTCTGTCCAGGTCGTCGTCTCAAACCAGCGTGTCTCGCGATCAATCTCCTTGGGTAGCAGCAGAAACCGCCGACACGTGCGGAAGCTCCCCAGTTTCGGACGTACCCTTCTCATCACCAGCCCTCCTGACCGATTGAATATTGATCTGCTCCGCTCCTAGACTCCTTCGCCAAGAACGGTCCCACAGGGCGCTGAAAGGAACTGTCACGCGCTTGATCCTGATTTCTTCCTCGCCCCGCCTAGCTTCCCACACGACGAAGGAAAACGTATCTGCCTGCATATCCTTGCGATCAAGAACTACATTGACCACGTCGGCCTGGGTCATGTAAGTGATAGCGCTGGGTGAAAAGTAATCAGGTATCTCGTTGACAATCAGACGCAGTGCATCGTTGAGCTCCTTAAAACAGGAGAAGAGCTTGGTCAGCCGCTTAATTGCTACCTGCCGATTCTTGTAGCCTGTCATCAATCCTCCACTCTATAAGCAACATAGACGTCCTTCTCTTTGTAAAATGTCAGCCCCATCTGCGTTAGCTGATCCGCAACCTGCTGCACAGCGGGCCAACCAGGAACCCGCATCTCAAAGAGCATCGCGTCGTCGATCAGTATTACCTTCGGCTTAGCCATCATGCGCTCGATTACGCGAAGCTCCTCCAGGGCAGAAGACCCAGTGTCCGCTGTTGTCATTCCATGCGCATCGAGCCAGAAAATTGGGTCCTTGACCCACTGTAGAATCTCATCTAAGAACACGGTCGAAAGTCCAGAGTAGACATTCAGCTGGCCCCGTGGGTAGTTCTGCTCGTGTATCTTAGCGTGGGCGTAGAGTACAACGTCTAGCTCCACGGTGTAGACGTGATTAAAGTGCTGGCAGGCCCACTTAGCCGTCTCGGACTGGTAGGTCCCCGTCTCGACAAAGGTATGGAGATCATACAGCTCCGCTAAGTCCAAGATGATCTCACCGATCTTGGTCACACTGGCCGGCGATCCACCCATACTACCTACTCTCCTGGAATGCCCCAAGAAGAATAGGACGAATCCGAGGACCTCTCATACTCTCTGATCAACGCATGGCCATCCTTGTACAGGTCGTCACGAACATGAGCAATTTGGGTGTTAGCCACGGCAACCCATGTTAGAATGATTGTGCACATCCAGCAGAGGACGAGAATCGTCGGGTTGCAATCACTCACACTGCTCATTTTGCCTCCGCCACCCCCGCACCCACTTGTAAACATAAAATGTGGACTCACAGTCGGTGTAGCGCACAAGCCGCCAGTCAGATAGCCTCAAACAGAGCTGATGCCACCACCAAGGCAGTTGCCAAAACAACCTGCTTATCGCCATTGCCAATCCTCCTTAGCCTGACCATAAAAGAGAGCAGCTAGAATCAGAGACGCCGCTTCTACACCAAGCACCACCAGCAGCCGCGGCCACATTGCTAGGTCGCCAATCCTGGGGAAGAACAGACGCGCTAGGCCCACCGCAATAAACTGGATAAGCGTCACAGCAAACAGCGCTCGCAACGGCCCTTTGTACCAAGGCCACGGCTTGGATGGTTTCTCATCCACCACCTCAAACGTTCCTACGGTCTCGTAACAGGCAGCACACGTCACGTAGACATAGCCGCCTGTACGCATGATGTTGAAGTGCCAGTCATCGCACTCAGGGCAGTGAAGCACTCCCATTGGGTCGATCAAAGTGATGAACTTCATCCCAGTGACCACGCACGGCATGGACGATTCGCTGCATGTCATTCTGCCTGGTGTACCAGACTTGGCATCTTTCGATCCCATAGTCCACCTCTCCTGACATCTGCTCCCATTGCATACCGGTCTGCTTGGTCTGCGTATCTGCATACTTCGAGAAAGCGCTATCCAAGTTCCTAGGGATAACGTATAGCTGCAAATAGTCCCCCATCAGCTCCTCAGCATTGACGTTGTGCTGTCTGAGATAGGGAACGTAGTGGTTCAGCGTAAAGTCCTCAGTACTCTCGAAGCACGACCATTCCTTGGTAGTCTTCCAAGCAAAGGGGGCAGCCCACAGCAGCTGGCTGTCCTGCATCAGTCGCGCGTCGTAGCTTGCTAACTGCCGCATATAGTCCGCAGGCCCAGAGGTATGCCTCCGCCAGCCGTCCTCTGGCTGCCCAGCAAAGTCGATCCCCGTTTCCGACACAACCGTGCACGGGACTCGATACCCCTGAGAAGCAATGTTGCGCCAGGCTGTACGATAGCGCAGAAGGTGACTATCTCCCGTAAGATCATACATATCGCGCATACCATACTCATGCACAGCAGCCAGGGCAATGTATCCACGTGAGATCGCCTGCTCTTCAGTAATCCCAGCAGGGCCGAAGATCGCCCCCAGCGTTTTCCAGAGGCCCATATCCGGTGGATTGCCTGTGCCCAGGGGTGCAGAGGCCAAGCGCACGCCGTAGGAGCGCATCAGCAGAGCAGCTTTGAGGTGGAAGGCTACATAGCGCTGTGCTTGCTCCAGTGAACCAACAAAAGGCTCGTTAGGCAGCTGCCAGGTACGCACCCAGGGACAGCGCTGTATCCGCGGACGCACAGCGCCCACCCACTCCTCAGCGCCTGCTGCCCCTTTGTCCACCATGGTGGCGTCGGCGTTGTTCGGAAAGGTTAGCCGCCCGTAGTAATTGACCTTCTGGCCAAAGGGTTGTGCTTCCCCGCGATCGGGGTCCAGAATCTCCACGGTGGTTACGTTAGTATCAGCCACGGCGCGCTTGAGCCAGCCATCGTATTCTGGTTTCTGCGTCTGAAACGCTAGCTTGGAACGAGCCATCTGGCCCTCCTGTGTTAAAGCTAAGAGCACAGGCAGAGGATCGACGAAGCCCTTGTAAGGATCGTAGCTCTGCCGGTCTGACACTCGCACACCAACATGCACATGGGGACCTGTAGATCGCCCTGTGTTGCCCGTAAAGCCCAGGAGCTGCGAAGCGTGCACAGGCGCTCCTGAATGAACGATGATCTCGTTCAGGTGAGCAAAGTAGAACTTTAGGTGATCGCAAGTCTCGACAATCACATAGTTCCCATAGCCAGGGCTGGCCCGAACTTCTGCTGTACCGTCTACGAGGGAGCGGAGGGGAGAGTCCTCGGTGGCGGATAGGTCTAGCCCCTCATGCCCAGGGTAGCCATAGGGCTGATAGAACTCTGGACGTTCGCCAAAGAACTGCGTGATCGGGTTATCAAGCAGACCAGCATCCACAGCACAGCCCCCCGAGGGCGCGGTTGTCCTAGGGCAGTTCGTGTCTCTTCCCACAGGGCCTCCTCCCGCCTCTAATAGTCGCCGCTCAATTGATTAGCTCCCGTAACTTGCTTCGCAACCAGGCCGAGATAGAAAGGCCACGGGCCAATAGAATGCTTCGCGCCTTCGCCCAGTCCGCTGCGGAAACATAGATCGTTCGTCGCACCATGCGCTCTCGTTGTTTCATGTACCCTCTTCCTCGATCCGCTGACTGGCCATGCTGCAATAGTCAGGAACGCTCTCAATGCCAATAAAGTTCCTGCCCGTTTGAGCACAGGCCACGCCCGTCGCGCCCGATCCCATAAAGGGGTCGAGGACAGTACCGCCATGTGGACATACCAAACGGATCATCCAAGCAGCTAGCTCAACTGGATAGGGAGCGGGATGTTTGTAGCGTCTGTCATTGGAGGATGTGGATACCTCTACTACGTCTGTACATCTAGCAATACCTGAGTGTCCCGCATCTACACCATTGACCCAGGCGGGGTGCCCACCAGTCATGCCGATCTGCTTGGATGGTCTTCCATTTGCTTGTGGATCGCACCACGGTTGACGTTCCACAGCAAACCACAGGATGCGTTCCCAAGCACGTCGCGGACGCTTCGGATGCCCAACTGGGGGTGAGCTTGGCTTGTACCAGATCAGCTCGTCACATTCGATCCACTTGTCATATCGCAGCGCCAAACGTGTCAGATGTACATAGCTGCTTATCTGTCCATCGTGAACGTGTTCACGAATGTTGATCAGCGCACTGCCATGCGCCCCCAGTAGTCGACGTGCTTCGGCCATCCAAGAAACTGTCCACTGGGGATAATCGGTTTCAGATACCCCCTCATAGAACTTGGCTCGCTGCTGCGCATAGGGAGGAGATGTGATCACAGCATCAATGCTCCCTGCCTTTAAGGCTGGCATGATTCGCAAGCAGTCTCCGCAGATGATCTTACAAGTCATAGCTGTGGTTGCCGCCTTCCCCCTCCAATACGGCCCTCGCGGGAATGGCTACCCCGCTCCTCACCCACCACAGCCCTAGCAATCATAAACCCAACCTCGTAGGGAATCAACTACATCGGGCAAGCTGTAGCTGATCTTCAGTTCTGGACGAGCCAGACGTGTCTGTATTTCGACGTCCCGCCTCTTTAGATAATCAGGATGCACTCCGATGAATAAGGCGATTTGTGTCATTGACCATGCGCCTAATTCGTATAGCGTTATTGGACAGAGCGTTTCACAGGGGAACCAGAACAGTATACCGGCAACCTTGCGTAGATGCTCGTACTCCCATGTGATCTGCGCCAGAGCAGCGTTGGGATCGCCAATAGGGAAATTCGCCCGACGAGGATTGATCAGCGCTAATCGGCGCTTGTCGCGCAGAAGCTCAACGACTTCTGCTTGCCAATTATGGCTGCCGCTAACTCCTCCAGCGAGATATACGGGCTGCTCATCACCCTCGTACTTGTAGACCGCAGGATATTCAATGCATCTCATATCCGCCTCCATACTGTTACTGGAAAAACGCCGCGCCCTCCTTCTTAGCGTTTGCAGAAACCACCGTAAGGAAGACTCCCCTGTGTGATACCCCTTTGACCAGTAACCTGCTTCGTTGTGGGGCAGTTCGTGGATTTCCAAGGGCCACGTCTGCTTAGGTATCCACCAGTTCATACTTCCAGGACCCTGACCTGCCTCGCTCCTCCCGCCGCTCTAACATCTTTGTAAAAGCTCGCAGGTACATCTGATAGCGTCGCGGCGCTGCTGAGCGGGCCCGCTAAGCGGGCACATTCATCGTACAGTGAACAGTCCCGAATAAACTCCCAAACGTCCTTATCGGATTGACTAGGCTTCGTCCCGTCTTGTGGCAGACTTCAATCATCTGCTACTATGCGCCCTATGCCACCTCGTTCCTTTAACTCTCTGCAACAGTAACGGGCTGTGCGCGTAGGAGGCATTCCGAGCCGCACGATTAGCTGCCACATGGTGCGCTGAGGCCTGTCCCAGATAACATCAGAGTACTGAAGTATGGTTACGTTGTAGTGTGCATCGTAAGGCACAGCAGCTTCATCTGCTAGTTGCTTGAGCACGAGACTGTCTTTGCCTCCACTAAACGCTAGGTAGTAGCCTTCTGGGGGGCAGAAAGACTGGAATGGCTCTCCTTCACTTGTAGTATAGCACAGGGGGACATGTGTGTCAAGTGGGTGGGCAAAACTGCCTATGAAAAATTGGGACGCAGGAGCAGGGAGACTGCGCAGGTGTGTAGCCGAAAGCTGAGCGCAACTTATCGTTATGTAAACCTGCCATTATGTAAACCTGTTATTATGTAGCCCTAGCATTATGTCAACCCGCCATTATGTCAACCCACCATTATGTAAAGCCGTCGTTATGTCAACCTGTTATTATGTCAACCTATCGGCGCGCCGCCTGGACAAGCCGTTATGTCAACCTATGCGACTTGACACCGTTTTCATGCCGCACACCGCGCGGAGTGAAAACCCGAGAGTTGACAGATTCGACAATCTAGTGTAGAATCAGCGCACTAGACAATATCGTCTAGCTAGACGAAAGGGGGCCGACAGTGAACGCATGGGCTGAGCATCGAGCGAAGCTTGCGCACCGCCGCGAACGGCAGAGACGCGCGGCAGAGCCGGAA